GAACCGCTGCGACGGCTGGCGGTGAGGCGATGGTCGTCGGCGCAGGAAGCGCGGGGGCATCCGGTTGGGCGCTCACCATGGGATCGACATAGCCGGATGCCGGCGCAGCAGCCTCAATTGCTGCCGCAGCGGGGGGCATGCTGGAGGAGGATAAAGCTGCCATAGCAGCCTGAGGAGAGGCCGAGGCAACTTGTGTCGGTTGGCCGCCGATAGCGGACAACACTAGCGACTCTGGGTATAGGCGCCCCTTCTGGCCGTGTTCTTGCAGAATGAGAGCTTGCATGAATTTAGCGGCGCGCTGAGGGTCATTGAAGCCAATGTCCTCATCCGGCCGGATGCCCATGGTGCGCGCTACGTTCGCTGCAGCCTGGAAATTGCCAGGGGTCCAGCCCATATCTCCGGCGATCATCTGGTTGGGCGTCAGTTTGCCGCCAGCGTATTTCTTACCGAGAAGCGAATACATCGCCCTCATGCCGGACTCGGGCGTGTCAAAGACCGCCTGTGGGTCTCCCTGGTCGGTGTTTACCGATGGGCCGACGATGCCGGGAACCCTTTGGCCTACATACTTGATATTGCCGGGATTGTTGTTCCGCATACCCGCCGGGAGCGTGGCACGGCGCGCATCGTCCGATAGATATGCGCCAAGTTCTGTCCCATCGTTGGCAAAAACCGGCGTGTTGGCCGCGACCACCGCTGGGCTGGTCGCGGCCATCTCATTGCCGGCGCCCGTCGTGGTCGGCATTGCTGCGGCCGCCGGCACAGACGTTGCGGCCCCGCCAAGCAGGGTATTAATGATGCTGTCGTTATAGGCGCTGTTATCCTTCTCAGCGCCGGTGGCAACACGGTCGTCGATTGCGCCCATGACGCCCTGCGCCACACGCGCCAGGCCCTGCGACCAATGCCCGACCGGGGAGAAGTCCATACCCTGCCTCATCAGGGCGGCGGCAATCTTCCGCTGCGCCTCGATCTGGTCGGGGGTGAGCTTGGTTCCGCCCTGCCCCCACAGGAAAGGTTCTGCAGCCATTATGCGGCCTCCGTCGCGATGCGATAGTCAACCATCTTGAACCCGTTCGGCTGCTCGAATACCGCTTCCGGTGCCATCTGCTCGACTTCATCCGCCATGAGGCCGATCTCTGTGACGTTGGATCCGCGCATCTTGTAGGCATAGACGGGCAAGCCGTTATCCAGACGGCCGACGCGGCGAATGTCCGTCTTGAGGCGGCGATCGGAATACTTGATGCCTGCGGTGAGCCCCGTTCCGAGGAGGCCGAACAGTCCGCCCATCTGTGCTTGAGAGTTCGCAAGCTTTGCCTGATACTGCTGGTTCACAAGCCCAGTATAATCGACGCCACCAACCCCCGTCTGCGGCGTCTGGTTCATCTGAGGCATGGAGACTTGAGACCCCGACATGAGAGCGGAGATCTCGTTGATCGGCTGGTTTCGCTGCTGCAAAGCTTCGGTGAAGGCTTGCTGGCGGCCATTGAGCATTAACTGGTTGTAGGCATCGTTCTTTGTCTGCCCAAAGCTATCCATTTGCTGCCGGTAAGCTTCAGTGCCGGGGCGGATGCCGGACGAAATTAGCTGGGTGCGCAGTTTTTCCTGATCAGCGGCAAATCTAGGATCAAGGCGCTGAGCGCCAAGGTCATATGCCCAGTTCTCTGCATCCTGGTTGTTGTATTCGAACGGGGTGTTGAGCAGATCCCTAATTTTCCCCGACTGCTCGTTCGCGATCGAGCCTAGGTTAAGGCTCGCCTTGTCTGTCTGTTCCTTGATCGCCTGCTGTTGCGGAGAAAGCGTCGTGGTCTGGGTATAGGTCGGCGTCTCTACCCATTTGCCAGTACTGTCCTGGAAACGGCTCGTTCCTGTCTGGTCGTATTTTATGGTGCCATCGGGGCCGACTTGATTTACAGCGTTTAGCTGCATCTGCGTGATGGCCGTATCTCTGTTCATGCCGGCTTGGGCTTGCGCAGTAGCTACGGGGTCAGGAGCTTTGGGGCTAGAAACCAGTTTACTATCCTCCCATTCTCTGATACGCTAAGCAAATCAATGCAACAGCGTGGGGAAGTTGAAATGGAAATAAGCCGTGCCGACGAAGGACGTTTCTGGCTTAAGGTTGATCGTAAATCACCAGACGAATGCTGGCTTTGGTTGGACAAATCAAAACATTGGAAAGGCTACGGTCTATTTACAATCGCAACCGGAAAACCGGGTGGACGGAAGCTTGTTGCATCCAGAGTCGCCTGCTTTCTCCAACATGGGGCACCCACATTCGAAAAAGCGAAGGCTCTGCATTCCTGTGATAATCCGCCCTGCTGCAACCCTGCTCACTTGAGATGGGGGACGCAGCGGGATAACGTTGCCGACGCAAAAGAGAGAAAGCGACACGTCAACCCACCGGACACTCACTCTCACCCCGAGTGGAATTCAAAGCGTCTCGCCGCGATGCCCAAAGGAGAAAAGCTCCACAATCAATCTCTTACGGAACACCAGGCGCGCGAAATATTCCGGCTTCACATGAGCCACCACAACGTTACTCAGATTTCTGAACAACTCGGGATCAAAAAACATGTTGTGGCCGACGTTTGCCGGGGTCGATCATGGCAGCATCTTCCAGATGCACCCTCGACTGATGAACTGAAGAAGGGCGGCGTTCGTCGCGGCTTCAATCAGTTTTCCCAAAGCGGTAATCCTCTTTCAGAATGCCGACGATAAAGGCGTCTCTCGACGGACCAAAATGGTTGCGCAGCAGGCCCTCGACCCGCCCGCCAAGACGCTCCGCCAAGCCAACGACGTGCGCCTGTTCGGTCAGAGCCGTCATTCGTTCGCATCGCAGCTGTTCAAACACGTAATGCCCGACCTCCCGACAGAATGACCGTGTCCATCCATGTCCAGCGATCGACACATGGACATCAGCCCCTTCGAACACATTGAAGAGTGCTCCGGCGATGATCTCGCCGTTTTTCTCAATCCCCATGACTGTGAACGGCGGGACGAATGCCTTTCCAACAGCGCTTGAGACAAACTGCGCGACCCTATCGTCAGAGACGATCACGTTATGACATCCGCAGTTTCGTAGGTGAGTTCCAGGCGAATAATCTCAGTGTCGAGAGGGATCAGCGATCCACTGGTGATCTGAACGGCAGGCGCCATCACATAGGCGTAGCCGGAAACAGAGGTCCAGCTCTGTTGAACTCGCAGGCTCGATGCCTGCCCCCAGACTGCGGCACCCCAAAGGCCAACACCCCATTGCGAACCGCCTTGAACCGGGCTTGCCGAAGGCGGCGAAGGAAGGTTGACGATGTAATCTTCCGACACAGAAAGCTGCGGCGCGATGTCCTGGGGACCACGGGTGACTGCGCGGGCAATTTTGGCAATCTTACGAGAACCGGAACTGCCGAAATCGATAAACAACGGCACATACACCGCAGTATATGTCTGGCCCTGATCGAGGCCGGTGATATTTGCCTCGACCACCTTCCCGTCAGTGGAGCCGAAGAACAGACGCCCGTTGAAGACCTCAAGGCATGTACCGTTCCAGTTGGTGAACTTTGCCCAGGCTCCGGTTCTGGCGTTCGCTACATACATTTCCGGCGGCTGCTCATTGACGGTCGGCAGGGCGACGACCACCATTTGGCTTTCCGGCCAAACAATAGCGCTCCAAGGCGTCGAGCGGCGGAAGGAGACGGCGTCATTCCATGCGGTTTCGATCGGGAAGGAGACGGCAGAAGGCGAGAGGGCCGCTTGATCCCGCTGAATTGCCTGAGAAAGAGGCACAAAGCCGATATCCGTTGCGATCACCAGATCACCGCCAGCTCTGATCCAAGCATTCGGGCCAAGGGGACGGCCAATCCGATATGTGCCGACCTTATTCCAGTTCTCAGCCGACGACGGGTCATTGCCTTGATAGACGGCGACTTCGCCCTGATCGGAGATAAACACGCATTGTTCCGAAAGACCGCCAGACCCGGAACTGTCCAAAGACCACGAGGCTCCGAAGAGCAGCTTCCCGCCAAGGGTAAACACCCCACCCAGCGGAAACATTGTTGCCTCTCCGCTGATCTGGTCTACCGGCAGATACCACGCGTTCATGCTGTCCTTTTCGACAAAGAACAGGCGGTTTTTGTAGACCCAGACGTAATCAAGGTCTTCGGTTTCGACGCCCTCAAAGCCCGTATAATACGGAACAGCCACGCCATTCACGGTGGCTTCGCCAGCGGTCGAGGTGATGGTCTCGTTATCCTGGAAAGTGCCTACGGCATCCGCCAGATAAAGCGTCCCGGCCGAGCCATCCGAATCCACATGGGCCACAAACCCTGTCGCACCCGAAGTGCCGCCTGTGACGGTCTCGCCAACCTCGAATGGAGTTACTTCCGCGTCGAATGCGAGCGTATAGATGCCGTATTGATCAATCGGGAACCAAAGCGATCCGTCATAGATCTGCATCGGGTCCTCGCCGTTGACGATGACGAGAAAGGTTCCGCCGGTCGTGGCGAACTGCGTATCGACCCAATCGCCACCATTTTGGTCCTCGATCACTTCAAGTCCACTTGTGGACAACTGACCGATATTGTCTCCCTCGTCAGTGACGATATGGTCGCCTTCATCGGTCGAAAGCGTATAGTTGAATGCCGAGGTGATGACGGTAATGTCGTATACGGTCGTTTCGTTGGCCGCGAAGAACTTGCGATTGTTGCCGTTGTTGTAGGAAAACAGCGCCGTAACATCGAGATCACCAGCCCCCAAGGTGGCATAGACGGCCGACCCTCTGCGGATAATGCCCCCAGTTGCCGTGGGGAAGATGTTTTCAAGGACGGTCGCACCTTGAGGCCCAGGCTGGGGCGCGGCGAGGTTCTGGTTTGACAACCAACCCGCTACGGCGGCCGGGAACGGCATCATAGGGGAAGAGTTAGGCGGCGACGGCCTACGGCGCGCTGGCTGAGCAGGGGCTCTGAACATCAGCCAAGCTCCCAGGGCCAAGCGATCGGTATGTTTCCGAAACGAGGAGTCCCCTTGCGGATGACACGGGACCCCTTGTCTCGCGCTGCAGCTTCGCTGAATGCCTTATCGAAGTTGGCTTGGTCTGCGCCGTATTCGAGGTTCTTCATCTCCCTCCAACGCCAGATAACCCCAAGCGTCAGAAGGCGTTCATCGAGAACGAACGTATCGGTATCCGTCGTGAAGGCGAGTTTCGGGGTGCCGGTATTGTCCCGAGCAATGAGATTGGAGACATATGGGAACATCGCGCGGGCGCCACTGGCCGGCGGAGGCGCAAACTGGAATTGGTCTCCGAATAGCATCCACCAACCAGGAGGTGTAGCCCCCAGATAGAAACCGTTCTGGATCGCAATCCACGTATTCATATCTGGGACGTTGGTGTAGTTCCAAAACCAACTTGCACCGTCAGCCATGGCCTGCCCAAGCAGCATACGGTCGTAATCATCCGGCTTATCGAAGGCGGTCGTCGTACCGTCCCCGGTAAAAGTGTGGATTTTGGTGAGGCCCTGCCAGTCCGCGCTCCCGCATATATCGACGGCCACATCGTTCAGGAGATTGGTCATCTCCGTCTCAAAGGTGGCCGTCGAAGAAAAGAACGTCGTCGGCTTGCGGCTGATCAGCCTGACCGATGCGTTCTGCAGTGCCGTGAGGGCGCTCATGTATCAGGCTGCCAGGTCGCGGGCCATGGACAGCAGCGTCTCACGGCTCGGATTGCCTCGCGGGCGCCCCTGCTGGGTCTTGTTCGCAATCCAGTCCTTGAGCTTGTCCTCGTCCATTGAAGAGAACTCGTCATCGGCAACCTGAATAGCCTCCTCGACCTGTTCGGGCGTGGTTTCCTGTGCGGGGATAGCCTTCTTCAGCCGTTCGATCTCTGCCCGCAGCACGTCGATCTCCGAGGCGGTCACCTCCCCCTTGGCACGGTCAGCCATGAAGGCGCCGGCCATTCGCTTCAGGTCGTTGGCGCTCATGCCGAGGTTCTTGAGGTTTTGGCCTTCCAGATGATGGAGGCTTTCAATCGAATAGATCTTGAGCGCGCGGCAAAGCGAAAGCTGGGCTTGGGAAATGCCGTGAGACTTCAGCATTTCGAGCGGAGTGCCAGCCGCCTTCTGCTCGCCACCTTCCAGGAAAGCGCGGTATTGCTCTGCCCATCGCTCCGCATAGGTGATAACCTTGTGGCCGTCGCGCTTCCAGAATGCGTTGACGGGGAAGACGGGGGAATAGAGCTTGGAGCCGGCGAAACGAACCTCAACGGCTTCGATTGTCTTCATAACCGCCTGTCCTTCGCGCTCGGAAGCCGGAACGTCTTCGACGGTCAGATGCTTGAACACGGGCGTGATTGTGATTTCACGAGTATCGATCGGAACACTGAGTGCCATGTGTCTTGTCCTTGTCTGAGGAGGAAAGGAAAAGGGCGGCCCTAAGACCGCCCCTCATTGGTTAGGCCGGAACGGCGTTGTAGGCACCGCGGCGGACGTGGAAGTAATCCCCGCTGGTGATCGCCGTATTGACCGGGGTGTAGAACCCGCCGGCACCTGTCGCGACGGTGTAGGACGGGAAGGTGATCGTCACCTGCGTCCCGGTCGTGGCCGTTGCTGCGATGTTGGCGGATGCCTTGACCCAGATGTATTCGCCGCCGTCGTCGCCCATCTCGACATTGCCGAGCTTGTAGGACGGTTCGACATCGGTGGCCGCAGTGTTGATGCCCATGTCCCAATAGGGAAGCCCGGTGAAGACATCGTCGAGCTGAGGGCCGAGCTGCGGGGTCGTGCGGAAGGGAACAGAGTTCGCCATTGCTTTTCTCCTTTCCTGTTACGCCGTCGTTTCGAGACGGACAGTGAAGAGCGGATTTTCAAGGACCATCTGGCCGGACCAGACGATGCCCTGGGCAACCGCATCCTGGTTGATGGGACGGAGACCGTCGCCAGGATGGAACGGCACGAACGACTGGCCCGGGAACTCGTAGATCGAGAGGGCAGAGGTATCGATGCCGAATGCGGTATCTGCTGGCATGACATTGCCAACGCCACCGGCTGCGACGAGATCGACGAGGCCGGCAGGAGTGTGATAGGCCATGCTCTGGTAGCCAAGACGCGCAGAACGCTCGGTTGCGAGGCGCTGATGCGCAACGAACGAGGCGGACACGGCCTGGTAAGAGTTGGCGTCGAAGATCCACAGATCCGGGTACTGGCCGTTGCGCGACCGGTTGAGTGCGATGCGCTCAAGGATCGGGCGGGCAGTAGTAGCGTCCCAGGTCGTGCCGATGTCGGTAAAGTCCGTGGTGGCATTGAACGAGGATGTGCGCCAGTTGGCGACTTCCGCGCGGTCGATGCCGCCATAGGTGCCGGTGTTGGCAACGATCGGGATGGCGCCGCCAAAGCCGATCATCTGCCGGCCGCCCGAGCCCGTGCCGTCACCGACGATCGAGGTCTCGAACTCCTCCCGGACGCTCTTTTCCGCAGCACGGACGTAGAACGCCATGAGATCGATTACCTCTTCTTCCCCACGGGTGTAGAGAAGTTCGGTGCCCGTCAGCGAGAACATGGCGACGACACGAGACCAGTTGAAGACTGCCGAGTTCAGCAGTTCCTTCGGAGTGATCTCGATCTTATCGTAGCCCGTGAACCACTGCGCCTGCAGCTTGTCGAACTCGATCGGAATCCGAAGCTCAGGGCCTCCGGCGCGCTTGACCGAAATCCGGCCCTGGTCGCGAAGGATGCGGGTGAGAGGGGTTGCATTGTAGACGATATCCTGAATTTCCCGCTGCCTTTTGGCAACGGCCGCCGTCAGGAGCTGGCGGTAATGGCGGTCATCAACGATGGCCATTGTCGCTTCCTTTCAATTACGCGAGCTTGCGCATCTCTTTGCGCAGCATTTCGCGAAGGTCGGTTTCGGGTTCATCGGTAGCGGTATCGACTCCATCGGAGGGAGCGCCACGGACGGATTTCTTGCCGGCGTCAGGATTTACAGGACGGGCGGGTTCAGCACTGGAATGCGCCGCTTCTGCCTGCGGAGCGGATTGTGAAGACGGGTTTCCGCCAGCCATCCGATATGCTTCCGCAAGCTTCTGCTCTGGCGACAAGCCGGTGCCGTAAATCTTCTCGATCACGCCAGACCCGAGGATTTCAGCAATCTTCGGTTCAAGAGCGTGATAGTCAGGGTTCGCTTCCGCAAACCGAGTGATGAGCGGAACAATGGTCTGCTCCGCCTTCATGTTCTGGATTTCAGCTCGCAGCGCCTCGATCTCATGGTTGGTCTGAGGCTGTTGTTGCTGGGGCATCACCGGCGCCTGAACGGCCTGCTGGTATGCCTGAGGGTTATTGACGATGTGATGAGCGACCTCGATCAAGGTAATGGGCGATCCATCCGCCTTCCGGGGGCCAATCTCGCGAAGGACTGCCTCAAGGCCGGCAATCGGATTGCGGGCAATCGCCTGCTCTACCTCCGTGACCTTGGCCAGGCTGTCCTTCAGCTCGCGGCCGTTACTCTTGGCCAGTTCGTCATATTGACGGATAGGCTCATAGCGCTCCGTTGCGGCGCGGTGCTTCTGGATCTCAGTCTCATATTCCTGCGAGACGCGGTGGACTTCCGCCTTGACTTCGTTAGGCACATTGGCCCACTTTGTGCGGGCTTCCGGGAGGAACCGAGCGGGCGGCTCTGCATGCTTGCGCCCCTCAGACTGGCGATCATCCGATCCGGCCCGCTCGGTTGCGGCCTTTTCGGGCGCGCCCTTGTCTGCCTTCGGCTCTTCTGCCTTGGCAAATTTCCCATCTTCGGCACGGGCTTTCGCCGGCTTTTCCTCGTCCTTCTTGTCGCCCTTGGCCTCGTCGGCTTTCGCCTTGGCGTCCTTCGCCGCGGTATCAGCCTTTTCCTTTGCGGATTTCTCGGCTTCGGCATCCGCTTCCTTGAGGCGCTTGCTTTCGCTCTCCAGAACGTCTTCGATCGATTGAGACTTCGGCTCGTCGGTCTTGGGCTCCGTGAGATTGGGCTGGCCGCCACCGCTGGGAGTGCTGACGGTCTGAGGGTTCAGGACGGTAGACGGCGGATCAAGCGCAACCGTCCCCGGCTGCAATGCCGTGGTGTTATCCATGGGGATTCCCTTGTCTGAGGAGGGGGTGATTAGTCGAGAGAGACCACATTGGGGCGCCATCCGGCGTCCAGTTCTGCCTTTGCAGCGCGGATATCGTCGCGGAGCTGCTTTTCGTCTGTCTTATGTTCTACCCAAGGCATCTGCTCGTTACCGAGTTCGATGAAATCAATGCCGTGGGGGTTGCCGCTGGCCTTGTGTGATGCGGACAAAGCGGCTTTGGAGGTGTACCACTTGCCGTCAGCGCACGACTGAACCGGCTCGTCGAAATCCCGCACCAGCATCGGGCACGGGAAAGATGAACGCTCCCTAGGACCTTCAGGCACCCGGCGGTAAACCTTCCGCCCGTTGCCCAGATCGAGCCATGCTTTCATCACGGAGCAATAACGCCGGCCGTGCGAAGGGCTGCGAGGATTGCATTCACTTTCGTGACAGTCGTGGGCAAATCTGCCCCGCCGGCCAGGTCTGCGATTGCCGTCTGCTGAAGAACGCCGCCGCGGATAGTAGCGGTCGGGGTGCGATTGCCGGCCATTGCGGTCGTGCTGGTCGTGCCGATCTGGAGAGTGCCAGTATTCAACTGATTGGCGACTTCCTTGGCGAGCGGAGGCACCATGCCAAGCTCAACCAGTCTGCGGACGTTTGCTGCCATGCTCTTATTCCTCTTCGGGTTCGGGTTCGGGCAAGCCGTCGATGATGAGCGGTATGCCGTTGGCTTCAACGATGACAATGGGAGTCCCGAGGCCATTCGTGGCGACGGTTGCGAGGGGCGCGTTTCCCTGGACCGGAATTACCGGGATGCCGAGCCCGTTTGTGGCGATGACGACGGGGAAACCGCTAACTGCCATTCTGGCTCTCCCTCTTCGCCTGCTGCTCGGCAAGCGTCATTTGCCTGTCGGTGCTGCGCTCGGTGAAGTCCTGCTGACGATCTGCGCGGCTTTCCGCCCTTTCGCCCTGTTGCTCCGTGAACGACTGTTGGCGCTCGCTCATTTCGGCGTTCCGGTCGCTATCGATCGCCTGACGCTGCTGTTCCTGAGCGCTCATGGCCTGATCAGTCTGGCGCATCTGGATATCGGCCGAGGTCTTGATGTCCTCGCGCTGCTCTTTGTGCGCCTCAAGGCCGAGCTTTTGCTGAGCCAGCATGATATCGGCATAGATCTTCTCGATACGGGCCGACGTTTCCGCGATACTCCCGCGGGTGCTCTCGACCTCAAGACCAAAGCGCTGCTGATCAGCCTGCGCATTGGCCTGGGCCTCTGCCGCCTTCAACTGGATTTCCTGTGTGGCCTTCTGCGTATCGGCCTGTACCTTCGCAACCGCAGCCTCTGCCTTCTTCAATTCGGCCTGGGCAAGTTGGAGGTTCGCTTGGGCAAGCGCTTTGTCGCCTTCCGAATTGCCCTGTTGCTGGGCGGCCGCGGCCATCTGCGGAGCGGCATCGATAAACTCGTCGATGATGCTGTTCAGTTCACGCCCGACCCGGTACGGCTGCAGGGCGAACTTCAGCATTTCACCGGCAAGCTTTGCACCCGCCTCCCCCATAGCCGCCATTCCGGCCAGTCCTTGGGAAGCGCCCATGAACGTGGTCAGGAATTCGTTGCGGCTCGCCTTCTCCTGCATTTCATCCGTCAGGATGGTGGAGTCTGTCGCGATCTCGAACGCGAAACCCCTCGCCTTGTCGTCTCGCAGCAGCTTCATCACATCCTCGATCGGGACGCGCTCGCTCTCCTGCTTGATCAACGGGGCATACTTGCCAATGATTTCCTGTTGCGCCTGCTGAAATTGCTGTTGCGCTTCCTGCGGGTTGATCTGCTGGCCGCTCTGCTTCGCCTGTTCCGCTGCCTGCTTGGCCTTATCGCCAAGGGCCTTCAGCTCATCCTTGGCGTCGGACTCCATTTCCTCGATGGTCTTCTTGATCTCCGATTTGGTTGGGATCTCCATCTGCGACATTTCGAGAAGCGTATCCTGGTCGAAGTTCTCGGCCATGATTTCCGCGCTGATCTGTGTTATATCGCGGGCTATGCGCTGCAGCTCGTCGCATTTCTCGCGAACGCGTACAGAACCGTATTGGCTCTTGAGCTGCTGGGCGCCAAGCGTTTCCTCCGCCTCAGTCTCCCCGCGCATGATATCGGAGATACCCGACAGCCGGTCGTAATCCGAGAACAGTTCTCGCCGCGCCTCGATCAGTCCGGTAATAGCTGTGGCGATCTGGTCAAGCGGAAGCCATTGGACGAAATTGGCCGCGCCTCCCGATGCCATCAGCGCCGCACCCGGTACAGGGATTAGCATCATGGAGTTGGTATCGTCGCGAATGACCTGTTCGACGGCGTCGGCAACATCGCCGCCAGCCGGGATAAGCCCCTTCATGCGAACCGAGTCGAGGAGATCGTAGATGCGCCGCGTCAGGCTGTTGATCTTCCTGAAATGGCCCTGATACCGTGTGTAATCGGGCACAGGAACGAGGGTGCGCGGCTTCAACGTCCCATAGGCAGGGCGCGGGCACGGGAAGAAGCCGCGGAGCTTGAGGTGCGGCTTGTCCTTGTCCAGCATGACACTGACGCCATCGGCAACCCAATAGACTTTCTTGTCCGTCTTGTGCCAGACTTCCCATACGCCCGCCTTGCGGGAGTGATCAGCCGTGCCATCCATCTCGCCTACGGGCTTTGGAGCGCTCAGCGTCGCATCCTTGTACGCATCGCCGCTGCTCTTCTTGAACCGCTTGCGCATTTCGGCCTTGGTCATCCAGGCGCGACGGGCTACCCATGGCACCTCAGACCATTTGCGGGCCGGCGGGTGCAGGAAGTCCTTGCGGTCAAGATGCTCAACGCATACCTTCTTGCCGTCCTCGTCCTCGTATGTGACCCACATCTGGCCGCGATTATAGAATATGAGATCGTCGCGGGTGCAGAGCATCGCCTCGTCGATGCAGGTGCGATCGAATGCAGACGTGACAGACCGCTCCAGAAGCTCAGCCGTGGTATTCGGCAGCGGACGACGGTCCTTGAACTGTGGCGAGACGACTGGCTGCGGCGGGCGGGCATAGACGGCCGGCTTCATGATCTCCATGGATGACCAGAACAGGTCATAGTCGGGATCGAGCCATTCGCCTTCTACCTGCCCTTCGCGGCTATAGACCTCGTCGATCCGATCGCACAGCGCCTGCCATGCGTTCATCGCATGTTCGGCCTTCTTGATCGCTGAGAGAACGCGCGCAGACGACTTCGCATCGCCCTCTACCTCTAGGGTGTCGGCGTGTTCTTCTTCGATGATGTCGGTCAATAGCGCCTCTTCTGCCCTGGCAGGGCTGGAGCAATCGCGTAGCCGTCGTCTATGGTGGAGAAGACGGGCTTGGGCTTTTCGGGCTTGGGCTCTGGAATGTTGCGCCATGCCATGGCGAGGTAGCGAAAGGCGTCGGACAGATGCGACGACCAATCATGTACTTCCGTCGCCTTATATGTCTTCTTATCGTCGTCCCACTCGCGCCGGTACTGCTCTAGCGCTGAGATACCTTGTTCCTCTGTGCGAGGATGGAACAAACAGCGGGCCAATGTCTTGCGAACCGCATTGATGCCATCCAGCTTCGAAGCGAGCGGTACGACCTGCGGATGAAGGCCTAGCCCCTGCATCGTCTCAACGCGGGTTCGGCCTGTGCCCCATTCCTTCACGCGGGCATCATGCGGGACAAAGTCAACGCCGTCCTTCCATCCATGCAGGGCTTTGCGCTGCTCTATGATCTCTGCATAATGATCGACACCCGCGCCAGACTGCGAATAGCAATCGAGGATGAACACCTGCATTCCGACGACCTGGAACCACCAAATCGAGGTATCGTCTTTCACCCCGATGTCCCAGGCGCGATGAACCGGACGCTCCGGGTCGTGAACACAATCGGTTGAGATGCGCCCTTCCTTGCGGACGTTGACCATCTCACGGGCATAGAATGCGCCGAGGATCGCGGCATTGAACGAGCACTCATATTCCTGCTCGAACTGCGCTCTGCCTATGTCCTCGCCGTAGAGAGCAATGTATTCCGCTAGGCTTTCTTCCAGCTGTTGGGGCGAAAGAGCCTT